CCGAAATAGACTACCCATCTTCACATTCTCGGATGCGATGACTTTGGGTGTTGGCGAATATCCCTCCAGAGGGAATGTAGCCGGCGATTCCCGCTGTCCTGCAGCAGGGTCACTTCTTAAAGCTCTTTCTAGAGCAGTGCGTATCGTCTCTTTGGAATTCACGATTCCAGACGATAGCGTCCCGGTTGGGGAGCACTGTCTAGCCATTAGAGCATGGTGGGAGGATTGGGTTGTGGTGTGTCTGCGACGACACGAGCGTGCAGGGCGACGATATCATAGGCTTAGCATGATGTTAAGGTCGTGTAAGAGGCTGTTCGATGCCCCTTGCAGGCCCTGCGATGCCACGCAATCCAAGTTGGCGAGGAGGAAGTGGGAGCAACACGTCGCTAAGGACGTGCCCGCGACTTCCGAGCCCACCCCTCAACAACTGCGCGAACTTCGGCTGAAGGTTCGTGAGCTCTTGTCGGGGTGGGGGAGAAGGTTGGAGGAGAAGAGATCGGGTGATGAGGAACCCAGTCTCGGAGATTACGTCCCTGACCAGCAGGGCTGTTATGAGGCTCGCCGATCTGAAGGCGGGACCCTTGCGGTGCATGAAGCCGACTACTCAGGTAGTTGGTCGACTGTGCGCGTCGGGGTCGCCAAGCAGAAAGGTAAGTTTAGGACTGTTACAATGCAGTCCGCGGAGGTCAAGCGCGTATTGACTCCTGTTCATAATGCTCTCTATGCACATATCACCGCTTTGGGGTGGTGTGTCCGTGGGGACGTAACCAAAGGGGATTTTGCGACTGTCCAGCGTGATATTCGAGAAGGTGAGCTCTATATTAGTGGGGACTACCAGTCCGCCACTGATAACATCTACCTATCGAGTGTCGACGCCATTGTGGGAGAGATCGCGAGGTCAGCTGAGCTAACGGCTCATGAACGAGATGTCCTTTTGGGCAGCTTCCGAAACCTCCGGTGGAATAACCCTTTTGTCGTGGGAGAGTCCCACGCCATCAAGAGGGGTTCGATGATGGGGAACCTAGTCAGTTTTCCGTTATTGTGCCTGCTCAATAAGGCTTGTTTCGATATCGCCTGCGATATCCGTGACCAGGGGGATAGGAGTCGTGTCGGGAGATTTAACGGTGATGATTGCATGTTCTGCGGTGACGGCGAGTTCTTCGGAGCTTGGCGACTCGTTACCGGCAGATATGGTCTCATCGTGAACGAAGAGAAAACGGGACGCTCGCGTCGTTACCTGGAATTAAACAGTCAGGTGTACGACGGGCGGAAGTCAGCAATGATTTCTAAGCCAGTCTTGTCATTCCTTCGTCTCAACCGACGCGAGCCTGGACCGATGTTGAGGTCCGTCATTGTGGGTATGTCGAGCTTTTCGAGGAGTCACCAGTTGATGGTGGTGTCGGAGCTCAGACATGAAATCGCTCTTCGGGGCGTGCGAGAGGAGTTGTCATCTCTCGGACCCTGGTGGCGAGGCCAGCTCGTTAAGAAGCGTTGGTTTCGCGCGTCCGCATTGTGGGGCGGATGTCCCTTAATCGAGAAAGGGGAGAGGCGGGAGGTGCCATGTGTAGTTGGGCCTCCTCCTCGAGCAGAATTCCTATCTGTGATCACTCCTGTGGCAGCGATGTTGCAGCGTGAGAACACCGGGAAGTGGATCGGAGTAAGGGTGGTTCCTTATGAAGCTAAGCTTGACCGGGGATCTTATGCCAAGATCCGAAGGATGCCTCAAGAACTCGCTCTCCGGCGATACCGGTGGATTGGGATGCGGTGGGCCTTTG